TATACAAAAATTTTTCAAACAAGATTACAAGAAGATAGTAAAGCAGCAGGACGTTGGGAAACTGCACAAGGTGGTGAATACTTCGCAGCTGGTGTTGGCGGTGCAATAACAGGTAGAGGAGCGGACCTACTGATCATTGACGACCCGCACTCGGAACAAGATGCAATGTCCTCGACCGCACTAGAGTCAGCTTACGAATGGTATACATCAGGTCCTCGTCAGCGTTTACAGCCTGGTGGTAAAATAATTTTAGTTATGACACGTTGGTCAACAAAAGATCTAACCGGTATGTTAGTTAAGAATCAAACAGAAGCTAAAGCAGATCAGTGGCACGTGGTCGAATTTCCAGCGATCATGGACCAAGGATCAAAGCCCAAACCAGTATGGCCGGAGTATTGGAAGTTAGACGAATTAGAAAAGGTACAAGCAACTCTACCGGTTGCTAAATGGAATGCACAGTGGATGCAATCACCAACCTCGGAACAAGGAGCTTTGTTAAAACGAGAATGGTGGCGTGTTTATGAAGGTGAAGATATTCCACAATTACATCACGTTATACAATCTTACGATACAGCGTTTCTTAAAAAAGAAACAGCGGACTATTCTGCTATTACGACTTGGGGTATTTGGTATCCGAGTGAGGATGAAGGGGCTAATATTATATTATTAGATGCTATCAAAGGTCGGTACGAGTTTCCAGAACTACGGAGATTGGCCCTTGATCAATATAAGTATTGGATGCCAGAAACAGTTATTGTTGAGGCAAAAGCCAGTGGTCTACCTCTAACCTATGAGTTGAGAAAGATGGATATACCTGTTGTAAACTTTACGCCAAGCAAAGGTAACGACAAGCACGCCAGAGTAAATTCGGTTGCACCTCTGTTCGAATCTGGTATGGTGTGGGCTCCTGAGCAAAAGTTTGCTGAGGAAGTCATTGAGGAGTGCGCAGCGTTCCCATATGGCGACCATGATGACCTTGTAGATTCTACGACACAAGCGATTATGCGATTCAGGCAGGGCGGTCTGATCGGTCACC